AAGATTTATATTAGATCAGCACACTCAGCCCTCAATGCTTTACTACAGGGCGGTGGTAGTATAGTAATGAAGAAAGCATTAGAGCTTTTAAACCAATACATTATAGAACATAATCTTGATGCTCACTTTGTCGCTAACATACATGATGAATGGCAGATAGAAGTAGCCGAGAAAGATGCTGATAGAGTAGGTAAGTTAGGAGTTAAAGCTATACAACAGGCGGGACTCGCGTTTGACATGAAGTGTCCCTTAGATGGTGAATATCATATAGGAGATAACTGGAGTGAAACACACTGAAGAATATAAATGGCAATTTGATAGAGTTAATTCAAAAGGAAAAGTTATATTTAAACATTATACAAAAGAATCTTTAGAAGATGTAACAGATTATTTAGATAATGAAAATATAGATTATGATATATGTAAAGGCGCAACAATGTTAAGAGTATATTATAATGATACTGCTTATCAATATTTTTTTACGACAGGAAAATGGGCAGCCTATATATCAGGGCGGCATTTGCCTAAAAAACATTACTCTTCAACAGGTGTAAAAGATTTTGTAACTAGATTTTTATACAAAAAAAATAAACCTGAAGATAGTGATAGCTATAAAAATCATAAAGATAAAAGGACAGCAGATGAAACACATTAAACATGAACCAAATAGAATAGGTGATCTAGCAGAACATTATGCTATTACATGGCTATGGGATAATGGCTATCATGTCTTTAAAAACTGTGGCTGTACTGGCCCAGTAGATATTGTAGCTATGTCTCCAGAAGGAGAGGTAACTTTAATAGATGTTAAATCATACAAAGATGGTAGGCTTTCAGCTAAAACAGATATACAGAAAAAACTAAATGTGCAATACTTACATTACAATTCAAAGAGTCGCAAGTGTAGATTTGTGAGGCATAGAAAATGGATGACTTAGTTCAAGACATATATAAAACTATAGAACCTTTATCAGATGGTGAAGCTTTAAACATATCTGATCAACAGATAGAAGACTTTGGTGAGGCCATGAAAGCTGTCATACGCTCTTGGGCTAATCCAACTAAAAGAGATTCTAATTTTTCTGTAAGAATGTCTAACGTAGGTAAGCACCCTAGACGTTTATGGTTTGATAGTAAATATAACGACAAACAATTAACCTCTAAACCTAATCCTGCAACTCAGATTAAATTTCTTTATGGTCACATGCTTGAGGAATTAGTAAAACTTTTTGTTGTTATATCTGGACATGATCTAACTGGAGAACAAAAACAAGTTGTGGTTGATAGTATAACCGGGCACATAGATTGCATCATAGATGATGAGGTTGTTGATATTAAAACTTCTTCCGGGTTTGCATTTAATAAATTTAAAAACGGAACACTAAGAGATGATGATCCTTTCGGTTATCTAGGACAGCTTGCAGGTTATGAAGAGTCAGAAGGTACAAGCAATGGTGGACTTCTTGTTATCAATAAAGAAAGCGGTGAGCTTTGTTTCTATCAACCAGAAGACTTAGATAAACCTAACATCAAAAACAAAATAAAAACTATTAAGGCTGCTCTTAAAAAAGATAAGCCGCCACAAGATTATTGCTTTAGTATTGTACCTGATGGAGTAAAGGGTAATGAAAAGATAAATAAGAATTGTGGTTGGTGTCCACATAAGTTTAAATGCTATGAGAGTTCTAACAATGGTAAAGGATTACGGATATTTAAATATTCAAAAGGCTATGCGTTTCTAACAAAAGTTGTAGTAGAGCCTAAAGTACAGGAGGTTGACCATGAATTTAAAGACTTGCAAGAAGATACGGAAACAATCTAAACTTATTTTAGTTGAATGGTTTAAGTCATTAGTATCTGAAGAACAATCAAAGAGTATAAACGAAAAAAATATACTCTCTTATCTATCGCCACAGACACACCTCTTTGCTAACAATCAATTTAGATTAAGTGCTTACTCTTTTAAATGGACAGTTAAGAAAGTAAAAGCCCTAGTTAAGAGGACTAACATGGACGTTACTACAGTGGGGTTAAAAGACATTGAAAAAAAGAATTAGAAAAGGTTATAGAAAACCTAGAGTTAAGCGGCCTCAAGAAAAGAATGTTCCTCCTAGTTATGATTCTAATTGGGAACATGAACTTCATAATGGATTATTAAAACAATGGGATCATCATACTAAAGAAGTAGCGTATATAATAGAGCATGTATATGAACCTGACTTTGTTAGAATTATGGGTAACAAGATAATTCTTTTAGAAGCTAAAGGTAGGTTTTGGGATTTTGCTGAGTACAGTAAATACATATGGATTAATAAAGCTTTGCCGCCTAATACAGAATTAGTATTTTTGTTTGCCAATCCTTCTGCTCCAATGCCACAGGCTAAAAGGAGAAAGGATGGTACTAAAAGAAGTCATGGAGAATGGGCCTCCGCAAATGGATTTGAATGGTATAGTGAGGACTCTTTACCAAGTGAGTGGGTAGATATAAACTACCGAAAAGATAATACTTTAAATATTGAAAGTGAATAGGAGACACTATGAGTATTGATAATATAACACCTCAAGAATGGAACAACATGAGCAGGACAACAACTACATCTACTTTATCAGTCGATGAAGTTAATCACCCGGTACACTACAATAATGGCAAAGTAGAATGTATTGAGGCTATAGAAGCTGCTTCTTCTAAAGAAGAGTTTGAAGGTTACTTGCGCGGCAATGTATTAAAATATGTATGGAGATTTAGATATAAAGATAATGTTAAAGATTTACGAAAAGCTAAATGGTATCTTGAAAAACTTATAGCTGAAGTCACAAAGGCATAGGACAATGTGGGATCGTAAAGCAGAAAGAACAGAAAAATATAACCGAAAGAAAAATCAACAGAAACCTAAACCTAAAAAACAAAAAGTTAAACGCAAGGAGAAACATACCAATGACTGAGAAAATAGGAGTTCAGCCATATTTAGGTATTCATATTGACTACGATAAAGATAAAACATTAAATATTTTTAGCAAACAAACTATTATAGACAGGTATCTATGGGAAGGTGAGACACATGCTCAACAAGCTTTTGCAAGGGCCAGTATATTTGGCTCTACTTATAAAGGAAATATTGACTTTGATCTTGGACAGAGACTTTACCAGTACGCTAGTAATCATTGGTTTAGCTTCAGTACTCCTATACTTTCTAACGGGGGAACTAGTAGGGGTCTACCTATCAGTTGTTTTCTTAATTATGTACCTGACTCTAGGGATGGGCTATCTAGTCATTATGATGAAAACATATGGCTTGCAAGTGGAGGTGGAGGCATCGGTGGATATTGGGGTGATATTCGCAGCAATGGTGTGGATACTTCTAACGGGAGTCGCAGTACTGGATCAATACCCTTTATGCACGTTGTAGATTCTCAGATGTTAGCCTTCAATCAGGGCATTACTAGAAGGGGTAGCTACGCAGCGTACATAGATATATCTCATCCAGAAGTAGAAGAGTTTATTAATATGCGTAAAACTACTGGAGGAGATTTAAACAGAAAATGTTTGAATCTTCACAACGCAATTAATATAACTAATGATTTCTTAAAGGCTGTAGAAGAAGGATCAGAGTGGCGGTTGATTGATCCTAAAACTAATACAGCAGTAAAGATTGTACAGGCCAGAGACTTATGGTTTCAAATACTACAAACCCGGATGGAAACTGGAGAGCCTTACATAGTTAATATAGATACTTGTAACAATGCCTTACCTTTAGAGCAAAAGAAATTAGGTCTAGAAATAAAACAAAGTAATCTTTGTTCTGAGATAACACTACCTACCAATGAAGAAAGAACAGCCGTGTGCTGTTTGTCTAGTGTAAATTTAGAGTACTATGATGAGTGGTCTAAAGATGAAAACTTTATTAGTGATCTTGTAACCATGCTAGATAATGTCTTACAAAACTTTATAGATGCAGTAAGTGAGCAAGAGGGCTACAACAAAGCTGCTTACTCAGCTATGCGAGAAAGATCAATAGGTCTTGGGGCAATGGGCTTTCATAGTTATCTCCAAAAAAATAACATTGCTTTTGAAAGTATGTATGCTTCTTCTTTCAACAACAAAGCTTTCTCTTTAATAAAAGACAGGGCTGAGTTAGCTTCTAAGCGATTAGCTGAAGAACGTGGCGAATGTCCTGACATGAAGGGCAGTAAGAAACGCAACGCTCACTTGCTTGCAGTAGCTCCCAATGCTTCTAGTTCTATTATATGTGGCGGCACAAGCCCCTCTATAGAGCCTAACAGGGCTAATGTTTACACACATAAAACATTGACCGGGAGTTTTAAAGTTAAGAATAAATACTTAGATGATTTGTTATATGAGCTTGTTCCTACTGAAAAGAAAAGAGAAGAGATATGGAAAGACATTGCAGCCCATGAAGGATCAGTTCAACACTTAGATATATTAACTGATAAACAAAAAGAAATATTTAAAACTGCACCAGAGATAAATCAGATATGGATTATAGAACATGCCTCTATGCGTCAGAAATATATCTGTCAAAGTCAGAGTGTTAATTTGTTTTTTAAATCTCCTCCTATAGAATCAGATCAACAAACACATGATGATTTTTTGCAGTACTTAAATGATGTACACTGGGCGGGAGTACATAAACTAAAATCTTTATACTACCTACGCTCTGATGCAGCACGTAATACAGAAAATGTAAATATAAAAATACCTAAGATTAATTTAGAAGAAGAAGGGTGCATAAGTTGTGAAGGCTAAAGTTGTAGAAGTTAAATGGGAAGATGCTTGGATAGATACTGAGGATGTTCTTATTGCTGATGCTAAAAAACTAAAGCCTGTATTGCGTTCCACAGTGGGGTGGTTAGTAGCAGATAATGAAAATGAAATTATTCTTGCAACTGATATTTATCATAATTCTAAAGACAAAAAATATGTCAATGCTATAATGGTCGTGCCTAAAGGGATGATCGTAGAGTATTGGGAGTACGCATTAACTAAGGAGAAAGAAGAATGAGTTTGCTAGGAACTAGAGAGTATTATAAACCTTTTGACTACCCGTGGATGTTTGATTACTACGTTCAACAGAATCAAATGATATGGTTGCCAGAAGATGTTCCCTTGCATAATGATGTAAAGGATTGGCAAGAGATGAACGACTCAGAAAAGAATATGCTAACTCAAATTTTTAGATTGTTTACTCAATCAGATGTTGATGTAGCTTCTGGTTACATAGATAAGTATATGCGTGTATTTAAAAAGCCGGAATCTAGGATGATGATGTCTTCATTTGCTAACATGGAGTCTATCCATCAACACGCTTATAGTTTGCTTCTTGATACAGTGGGAATGCCTGACGTAGAATATAAAGCTTTCTCTGAGTACGAAGCTATGGCAGAGAAGCATGAGTACATAACTAATGTTCCTCTTAAACTTAGCGACAAAGAATCTATTGCTAAAAACTTAGCCGTTTATTCTGCTTTTACTGAGGGGTTACAACTCTTTAGTAGCTTTGTAATTCTTTTAAACTTTCCCCGGTTTGGTAAGATGAAGGGTATGGGACAGATAGTTACCTACAGTATACGTGATGAGTCTATGCACGTTGAGGCCATGACAAAACTGTTTAGAGAATTTATAAAAGAAAACTTACATCTTTGGACAGATGAGTTTAAGAAAGAAATCTATCAAGTATGCAGGGAGATGGTAAAACTAGAAGATAAATTTTTAGATTTAGTATTTGAGATGGGCGATATACAAGGCTTATCTAAAGAAGAGATGAAGCAATATATAAGATACATAGCTGACAGACGTTTACTACAACTAGGTTTAAAGCCTAACTTTGGAGTAAAAGATAATCCCCTTGATTGGTTAGATGATGTGCTAGGAGTAGAACATCAGAACTTTTTTGAGGGTCGAGCTACTACTTATATGAAGGGAGGCATAAAGGGCAATCTAGATACTGTCCAGTTTAAGAGTCTTGGAGTTGAAGACTAAGGAGGAAGTATGGACAACAACAAAGAAGAAGGGAATCTTGTTTCATTTAGGGTGTTTATAGCTAGAGATGGTAATATAATATCTGAGTTTAAACATCTACCTACAGAAGAGATAGACAAAATATTCCCAACAGATGAGATACCTATTATTAAAAAAGTAGTAAAGGAAGGATGCTTTAAGTTAGAAGGACTACATAGCTTCTTAGAAAAAGAAGTTAAAAGTTTAAGTTAATTATTTACTGGGCTTGTGCATAAAAGCTGTAGCACCCATATAAGTTCCTACAATACCGCACAATGAAAAGTAAAATAAACCTAGTAGATCGGAGAGAGCGTTTACTCTGCTGTCTGGTATTAGCGGGGTAAACAATACGATTGTTGTAATCGTCATAACAATTATAGCTAACCAAGCCATTAGCTTTTGAGCTTCTGATTTCTCTTCTCTTAATTCAAGATCAATCATTTCTTTAGCACGATCTATTTCTTGATCAGTTACAATGCCGTCTTTATCTAGATCAAACTGCTCATACTTGGATTGTAGTTCTAACTTCTTAGCATTCATATTAGTGCGTTGTGGCTTCTGCCCCATCAAAAATTTCATCAGCTTTTGTCATAGCCATGTATTGATTTTCAAATATAGTTCTGTAGGTTTCAAAGTCTACTATATCTATTTCTTTAGCAGCATGTACACGTGCATAAATTTGGTACGCTGCTCCTAGTTGTGCTTCAGTGTAAAGGGCTAACATATTTGTACTCCTATAGTATTGTGTACATAGCGAAGGCTACAGCACCTACAACAGTTGTAAAGATAACTCCAATTAAAGCTAGATCAAACATAAACTTCTTTTGTTTTGCTAACTCTCTTGCAGCCTGTAGTCTTCTTTGACGTTCCTGCTGTCTAGCTCTCATCATAGAGCTATAGACATCTCCTTGTCCTGAGTATACAAATAACTCTCTTAGTTGTTTCTCAAGGTCTTTAGCTTTGTGTTCTGCCAGTGCTACTTCTAGCGCATATGCCTCTACAGATTGGGCAGCAAACACCTTCTTACCTAGTGAAGTGTTATCGGCATTAGCCCTTGCTGAATCAATCTTATCTTTTGCATCAAAGAATTGTGCAAACTGTGAGCTTAAATCTTGGGTGTCCTTTCCTAGCTGTAATCCTTTTTTAATAAGCGTAACGGCACGACTAGCAGCAGCAATAGCTACTGTCACTTCAATCATTATTGTCCCCTACTTATCTAGTAAATAATTGTTCAGCAGCACAATGGTCTAGGGTTCTACAAATCCTTACATTCTGCATAAACAATGGTTGACTTATCCAATTTAACTCAGGAGTATCTTCTAACCTTAAAGATATTTCGCTGCTACTACAGCCCGTAATTAAAAGTACAGCACTAACATAATATAATATTAATGCTAATCTAAAATGATTCATTCTCCGGCTACCATCCTTCTATTGTTACGCTCATTTAAAAGCTCCTCATACTTTTCATCATCAAGATGTGTTACTGCTATCCAAGCATGAGTCATCTCATCCCCTGTCCTGCTACCACCCACTACCCACATATCAGGGTCAGGATTGTTTGGGTTGTTTTCTGTATTGTCGTACCACTGTTTGAGAACTAGTACTGCTCCTGTTGGTAGGAGAGGCGCAAAGTCTGGTTCATAGATGTGACTGTGATGCCATGTTGCACTCCAGTTAGATACCTGACTAATTTGCTCAGTTATTCCAGTGTCAGGATAAAATATTTCAAAGCTTGCTGCATTCATTCTGAGATGACCGTGGGGTTGCCATGAATCAATACGAACAGGATGATCAAAAGAATGTAAGCCTTGAGTCATTGAGTAACCATTAGGCGGGATAACAATATCTTCTTGATTGCTTATCCTGTAAAGCTTTAGGTCTTGTTCGTATGCAAGCTCTCTAGATTCCTCTGGAGAATACAACCACAGTCCTATCTCTACTACGTTATCTTTAATAATAGTTCCGGGGGCTATTGCTCCTAAACCACCGGGGAACATATGGATGTCCCAAGCTATCTCAGCGTTAGCCGGAATAGTTCGGCATACTCCTTCAGGTACTATCTCGCCCCACTTACCCATAGCATACTCTGTAAGCATCCCATATCTTTCACCCTCTAAAGTAACAGTACTATTAGCATGGTGTACTACACTCTTAGCTTCGCCTCTAGGCTTAACTTGTATAGCTTTGATACATCTGTCTTCAGTTAATCCACTAGCTACATTGTGCTTGTGCCATAGGTCATTACCACTGGCAGGAATATCTATAGGAGTAGATGGTATAACCAATGTAGGTTCTCCCAAGTCTCCGTAGAAGTTCCACTGGTTAGGGTCTGAGAGAGCCGGAGGCTGCACTACAACGTCCGTATCTCCGTACTCTGATCCATTGGCTACCCAATCTACTATCGTTGCTATATCAGCTTCAGAGAGCCTCCAATCACCATGTAACTCTTGTATCCCAATACCTTGATCGTAGGCATAGGGCGGCATCTCACGATTGGCTACCTTGAGTTGTATCAAAGGACTCCACGGGCGTACTTGATCGTAGTTTTCAAATTGCATTGGGCCAATACCACCTTCTCGGTGACACACTACGCAGTTGTTATTTATTATTTTAGCAACATCATCTACATAAGTAGGGCTTCCATAAGCCATTGAGCTAAATAATATTGCTCCAGTTAGTAGTAAATATTTCATATTAAATACCTCTTATTGGAAGACACTTAAACTTGGAAAATAAGCATCATCAGAATTAATTATTAAATCTTCTCCTACTATTAATTTCTCACCACGTTGCATTTTTTGTTTGCTTCTTGCTAAAGTTTGAGCAAGACTCATATCAAATTCAATCCTGCTTAAATTCTTACGTCTTTGATTTATACCCCATTGATTATTCCAAGCATCTTTTAATTCTGTTTTATATGCTGTAGTTTTATCTTCTAACGGAGCATCTATTGTTCTTTGTATACCCTGTAAAACTTCTTTAATTTGACCACCAACTGCACTATAAATATTATCCCCTGATTCATATCCAAATAGTGCATGATTAACTACATCAAATACTTCTTCATCACCATCAATTTTAAATTGATCTCTATTTGTTTTTGAATTTCTTAGTTGATCAGTAGTCATTTTATATTCTTTTACTACTTTCCTGCTTGGTGCATCAGTATAAGGATTAGATTGATTTTTTTCAGGTGGCCCTGCTACAAGTTCATTAAGAGGAATAACTCTTTTTACTCCTACTTGTTTATTACTAGGAACAATTTGATTAGTTAGATCAACAGAATCAGCAGTAATTTTTACTTGTCTGTCATCATCAAAGCCTAATTTTTCAGCCCCTTTTCTTATAATATTTTTTATTAAGCCACCTTCATTTTTAAATAGACGATCTTCTTCATCTATAAAAGCTTCTCCGGCTTGTATGTCATAGGGTAAGCCTGTCATTTTATCCATACGTTCATCAGGTTCTATTGGGACTTGCATTACATTATAAACTTCACCGCCTTTTCTAAAGTCTCTTCTAGCTGTAGATTCTTTTTCAGGAACAGAAACGTCTTGAAAGCCGCTATCTATATCTCTAAGGAATTGTCTGTAGTCAGCAGGGAAATCTTCAGTAACTTCAGAGGCTCCAAAGACTGCATTAAAAGCCCCATACCCCGGAACCTTTTGTCCTACAATAGAAAATATATCTCCACTTGTTATAAGTTTGTAAGTGTCGCCCCATAATGGGCCTAGTCCAGTAACATAAGCTGTCGGGCTTTGATAAATTTGTGCAGCAGTTCTACCTCTCATAAACATATCTGCGGGTAATCCATTGCCGCCCCATCTAGCTATTGCAGAACCTATAACTTGCTCAGGGTCTTCGTCTAAAGACTCTCCTTGTGTTCTAATAGCATTAGTTAATACACCTACGCCTGTCATCATTGCAGCAGCAGGTAAATGTTGAGTTAGTATAGTTTCAGGATTTCTTGCTACTTCTCTTACTACATTTTTTAATATAGTATTTGTAAATGCAGCAGGGTAGCCGAGAAGCTGACCTAGTATAGCTGTCTTAGGATTAGACATATACATAGGTTTTATGCCTGACTGTGCGCTAGGATTTAAAATAACTTCATTAGTATATACACCTGCGCTTTCTTTTAGTTTAGAATAAAATCTATCATCTACACTTGCTCCTTTTCTTACCCAATCTACTCCTTCATTATAATCTATACCAAGATCAGATAACTCTGCTATTTGACGTTGGACTCTTCTAGAAGTTTTTCCGGCTTGTATTAGAGGCATATGTGCTGCAATACTTTCTAAGTTTTCTGCTATTAATCTTTTGCCTGTTATGTATGAAGCTGTTTGAACTCCTCTTGTCCATTGATCTAGTAATGTAAATCTAAAAAACTTATTACTAATCTTTCTCATAGTGGGACTAGCTAAAGCATCGCCTCCTAGTCTGTCAGCATAGTCAGCAAAAGCTTGATCTAATGCAATGCCTATATAGTTAAGCTCTTCCATAGCTTCTTTTCTAGTCATGTTAAAAGATTTTTCTAAACCATTTAATGAGTCATCGTACATTTTTTTAGAGCCATTAAATATAGCATCTCTATAAGCTGCAAAAGCAGTACTTGGCCCGGCCTTTGAAACATTTATAAATATTTCTGTAAGACTTGATAAGGTTGATAGCGGTAACAAAGCCATTCTATTTGCTAACATATAACTGTCTGCAATTTTTTGAGTTGTTTCTCCAAATCTTTCTAAACCTTCGCCAGTAATATTTTGATAAGCAGCTTCCATATCTCTAGCAGCTTTTTGAATAATATCTCCACTTGCTCCATTTTCCTGCATTTCTTTTTGCATAGCAGGAATCCATGTACTTCTAAACTCTTCTATATTTCTTGCATTAAAAACACTATCTTTAGCAAAACTTTTAGCGGCTGATCTATGATAACTAACCATTACATTATTTAAATCATTATCTAAATATTTAGCAAAAGCAGTTTCGTCTTTTAAATCTAATTGTCTTCTAGCAAAAAAACTATTCATGCCTGTACCTGAATCATTACCTAATTGATACTTTATGTTTAGTAATTCTTCATATAACTCTTCAGCACCTTCTCTTGCATTACCGGGAAAAGAAACATTTTTTTCTAAAAGATTAATAAAATTATCTTTATCTGCTTCAATTTCTGAACGCTTCCAAAGTCTAGGTAAATAATTATCTATTAAATTATTTACAAAACCTCTGCCTTGTAGTTCATCACCTAATTCTTTTAATTGTTTTCTAGAAAAATCTACTATGTTTACTAATCCTTTGCGAGCATCTTTACTTAGATGTTGAGTTGCTTTAGATAAATCACGCATATCTCCAGTTCTAATTGCATTAGATAATAAAAGATCTACTTCTTCTTTGTAGCCGCCTTTAGCTAAAAGTAAAACAGGTTCATATATATCTTTAAAAGGAGCAGCTAGTCTTCCAAACTCTCTATCAAAGACAGTTGCATAATCATTTGTATCTCGTATAACTGCTTTACCTTCTTTCCATGAGTTAGAAAGAGAAGATGTAATTTTTTGTTGTAATGATCCTATAATATTAGGTGCGGCATTTACATAAGGATCAAGAATACCCGCAACTTTACCTGTACCATATTTAGCATTTAATCTAGAAGCTCTATTTAAAGCTCTACTTAATATAGAACTTTCTTTAGCACTAGTACTTATACCTCTAGTTGCATTTGCTTCTGCTATTGCATCTGCTAAAACATCTGAAGTTCTTTGACCACCACCCATATCACCTGCTAATTTTCCAGAGAGTTCAGCAATATCTTTATCAGTTAAATCCATTCTTTGAGTTACTTTAACTTCTTGTCCAGAATCTAAAACTTTAGTTGCAGATTTTTCTCCTTCTTTTATATAAGTATCTCTTACTTCTTTTATAGCTAATTGAATTTCATTATTAGATAAACCATATTGATTAAACGTATCTAATACTTCTGGATTAATATTATTAACTTCTATTTCTCTTGATCTAGTAGCAATATCTAAACCCCTATCTATTTGTTGAGGCGTTAGTCTTTTAAAAATAGTATCTTTTATTCCTAAAACAATATTAGCTACCCTAGTATCATCATATTTATTATTTAATTTTCTTCCTAATCTATTTAATAAATTTGTTTCTACTTCTGGATTAAGATTTCTATCAAAATATTCTTTACCTGTTCTATCAACTGTTAATTTAACATTGCCAAAAAATCCAGAAACAGTATTAGATACTTTTTGTTTAAGTGCATCTGTAAGTATTTCTGGAAGAACATTAGTTTCTCTTGCAATTTTTAATTGTTCTAAAGCTCTTTCATTAGCTCTATTTTCAAAAAGAGCTTTTTTCATTACTTGAGGTTTAGGATTAACAACATGATCTAGCTCATGTAATAAATTAAACATGACCCATTCATCTTCTGTTTGAATATCATCAGCTTTTAATGGACGCACACCTCGTACTCTACTTGTTGTCCACGGCTTGTCTTTAAAACTTTCTCTTATTGCTTTATCATCAAGTATTACAGCTTTTATTTCGCCTTTACGAGTTTGAGTTGTAGCATATACAGGCGTTCCATTTGCTCTTGTTTTACCTGTGGGTTTAAACCTAACTTCAGTTTCTTTTGTAACAACAGTAGGTGTACCATCTATATTTTCTAATCTATTATAATTAATTTTAAGAGGCTTTGAAGTATCTATATTGCTCAAGTTTAATTTTTCTGTAGGAGCTGCTGTATCAGCTATTGAGGTAGGTTTAGTAATAGAGGGCGGCGTTTCTGCAACACTGGGGCTGCTTCTAGAAAACATCCTAGTAGCTCCATATCCTAAAGCTCCACCTAATATACCACCTGCGGCTGTTGTTATACCAAAGTCACCTTTGCTAAAAGAATCTTGTATTCCTGTAGTTATATTTATATCTTGCCTGTTTGCATTTTCTATACCTGCCCATGCTGCACCTTCAAAAGCTGTAGCTTTACCTACGTTAGCAGCAGAAATATTATTTAATGTTCTTCTAACACTTTCTTTACCTGCACCACTTCTTAGTGTTTTAGACAAAGCAGTAGTAGATGCTTTTGTTGCAGCACCACCCACAGCCGGAGCTAGAAAAGCAAAAGCTAAATTAACGGGGTCAGTAAATAAATCTACTGCCCTATCAAAAACTGCTTTACCTACTTCTCCATAACTTCCGGGTTTAGAATTTTCAAACTCATTTCTTAAATAACTATAGGTTTGTATTATATCTTCTGGAGCATCTTTTAAAACTTTAGCTCTATCTGCTACTGTAAGCAAACGGCCTTCTTCATCTCTAAGAGTTTCAAAAATATCACTAGATACTAAGCCTCCTGTTAAAGCTTCTGCTGCCCCTTGTTGTTCTGCTAAATAGCTAAGAAGTTTTTCAGATTCTTCTTGAAACTTTGGGTCACGCCTAAGATCAGAATGAGTTTTAGTAGCATAACCAGTACTTAGTCCATATGTTTTTTTTTCAGGAGGACTAATATCTTCTGGTTTTAAGTTATCAAAAACACTTGTTTTTTTTGTTCTAGCTTTTCCCATTAATCTCCACCGCCTAATATAGCTTCACCTATAAATACATCACGCTCATCTTTTCTGCGCTTAACTAAACCTGATAGTTGTTTTCCACCTGCTTTATTATACTCTAACATTTTAGATGCTATTTCTTCTTTAGACCTTGTGCCACTAGCAGTTACTTGATCTAAAGCACCACGACCTAAATTAAATATAAAAGAATTTAAAGCAGCTACTTCATTATCTGTAAAGTTATAATTATATCTTTCACCAAAGTTTTTAATATAATCAGCATCTCTAGTTACTCTAGCCATTAATCTGCTTTGAGCTTCTTCTAATGTTATTTCTTCATTAGCATCTGTAGCTTCTGTGCCAAAGCCATTAGTGTTTTGTCTAACATCAAAATTAGCTACTGGTGTAAAGTTTTCAAATCTTTTAATTAATAAAGATGTTGCGGTATCTGAGGGTAAAGTTATTTCTTCTAGACGTTCTTCAGAAATATTACCGCCACTAAAAGGTTGAGCCATGTCTTGATCCTCTTGTTGATTATCGGAAACTTCGGTGGGTTCAGAAGCTTCCTCAGTTACTTTGGGGATTCTTCTGCCAACCAAGCATTCAGTACTTCTCTTTCATCATCTGTTAAAATACCAGATTGCAAAGCTAAATTAATTTTACTTCTTGCTAATCCACGAGTTTTAGGAGGTAATTTATTTTCTCTTAACATTAATTTTATTTCTTTAGCTGCTTCAGCATTTCTTTTTTGATTGCTTCTTATTTGCTCTTCTGTTGCTCCTATTGGTACTTCACCTAGAATTTCATTTTGTTGAAAATCTTGAAATTGTGCTGCATCATCTAATTGTCTTTGTATTCTAGAACTTCTTTCTGGAGGTCTTTCATAATCTTCTAATACAGATAAATTAGGACTCACATCTGATTCTACTTCAGCATCGGGTGTTTCTGTTTCAGTTTTATTATCTCCTGTTAGTCCTTGCTCAAGTCTATCAAAATGTTCTAGCACATGAATAGCTCTAACAGCTCCAGTTGGACTTATAATGTCATCTGGATTATGAGTTAAAGAAAAATCTATATCTAAGTTACTAGTAGGTAGAGTATGATTTTTAAATTCTTCTGCTGCTGCTAATAATCTTCTAGCTTCTTTTCTGTTAGTATTAAGAATATCATTTTCAATTGGCTCAACTTCATCTAATGCAGCTTTAACCATGTCATTATAAACAAGTACAGGTATTTCTAGTCTATTACCCGGAGTAGTTTCTTCTATTACAGCATCACCATATAACATTAATGTATTTTTAAAATCTTTTGTATTTAAAAATGTACTATCTTGTATAAACTGTGTATTATTATCTTTTAATCCTGATTTAATACTTTGAGCAGCCGCTACATTAGTCAACCTCATAGCAACTGTTTCATCTAATTCTGAAAATTTTTCTATTAAATTTTGAGTATCAACAGCTAAACGCCTCATTGCAGGATCATAAATACTTTGAATAATTGCAGCCCTATCTTCATCTATTAATTTTTCACCTACATCTGCATCACCACTAAAAGCAACTAATACCATATTTTCTTGAAGTGCGCTTTCTTGACCACCAAACATACTTGTAGAGATAATAGTATCTCTAAGTGTTTCTTGAAAATTACCTTGCTGTTGCTCTACTAAATTTTCATTAATTTGTGATAGCCTTTGACTGTCAGATAGTATTTCATCAGGAACAAATTTATCTACAATAACTCCTTTTAGGTTGCCATTTACATCAACTATTTTTGTAGAAAAAGTTCTTCCGGGTTGAGCAAATACTCCAAAGTTAGTAACTCTAGTACCATCAGGGTCTAAAGGTTGATATTGAACTGAATTAGAAAACTTATCTACATCTTCTTTAGTAATACTATCAATGCCTTCAAAAGAACGATTACCTGTAGCAGCTATAAAAGCTAAATAATCTTTTGTAGCATCTACAGATACAGTATCAGATTCAATTCTTTCTCCTGTTTCTTTATTAAAATTAAAGAATGGTTCTACTTGTGTTACAACTCCTCCTCCCGGCAAAGAATAAGTTACATTCATTACAGTAACTTTTTTTGTTATTCCAAAAGTTGTTATCTCTTTTTCAACTGGATCAGCTTTTATAAATTTAACGCCTATAGATTCTAAACCATTATCTTCAACATCTTCAATACTTTTTGATAACCTCTCAGCTTTACCTATTGAATAACCTTGATCCATAGCTTTTTTAGCATTCATAACAGCAGTAGCATTATCTCCAAACCTACTATTTAATACAG